GGTAAAACTTCTAGCACAACTAATAGCGACAGGGAAGCTGCTTCAGCAATACGTCCTAGTCGTTCAAGACAGACTCCGCAAGCCGATGAAAAGACATCCTACCTTAAAGAGTCACAAGTAAATCGAATGTCTGCACAAGAATACGAAAAGAATGCTGACACTATAATGGAAGCAATTCGTAGTGGGAAATTCGTGTACGATATATCTGGTGCAGCACGATAATAAAGTGTTGACTTTTAAATAAAAACAGATATAACTATATATACAAACAGAGTAATAAGTAAGACTACCTGTATAAATAAGCCCATATGTAACGTGACCGTACAATCACAATACATTATGCACCTTAGATAGTACAGCCTCTCTTTACACATATGTTTGCTATTTTGCCATTCATATCAATTCAAAAAGGAGGATTTATTATGGCTTTTCAAACCGCTTCAGGTTATGGTAATTTACCTAATGGTAATTTTTCACCAATAATCTACTCCAAACAGGTACAGCTTGCATTCCGTAAGTCAACTGTTGTAGGAGACATAACTAACTCTGATTATTTCGGTGAAATATCAGGGCAGGGTGATACTGTACGCATTATCAAAGAACCCGAAATCTCAGTAAGTGCATACGCTAGAGGAACTAGTGTGACTGCACAAGACCTTGAAGATGACGATTTTCAACTCGTTGTTGACAAGGCTAACTACTATGCTTTTAAAATGGATGACATTGAAGAAGCTCATAGTCATGTAAACTTTATGGAACTTGCTACAAGCAGGGCTGCATATCGTTTAGCTGACCAGTATGACCAAGAAGTTCTTGGCTATCTTTCAGGTTATAAGCAATCCGCTCTGCATAGTGCAGCAGGGGCTGTAAATGACCAAGTTAACGGTAGTAAGGCTCTTGACTCAGCAGGGTCAGATGAACTTCTTACTTCAATGAAGTTAATTAAAAGTTCATTTTCGAGTATAACAACTTCTTCTGCAGGAGACCATTCTATTCCTGTAGTAAATCTAACAGGCGGTGCTACTTCTGTAGGAACTGCTGCTGTTACACCAATGGTAGTTGTTAATCGTATGGCTAGACTATTGAACCAACAGCAGGTAGACACACAAGACAGATGGCTTGTTGTTGACCCTGTATTCATGGAGTTACTTGGAGATGAAAACTCTAAGTTAATGAATGCTGATTTTGGTGGTGCAGGAAGGTTGCAAAACGGTCTTGTTCTTAATAATCTAGCAGGATTTAGGCTCTACGTTTCAAGCAATCTACCATCAGTAGGAACTGGTTCTGGTACTTCAGGTACTGCTAACCAGAATACTAACTACGGTGCGATTGTTGCAGGACATGGTTCTGCTATTGCAACGGCTGAACAACTCAGCAAAACTGAAACATATCGTGACCCTGACTCATTTGCAGACATTGTTCGTGGTATGCATCTTTATGGCAGAAAGATACTTCGTCCTGAAGCTATCGTAACTGCTAAATACAACGCAGGTTAAGGGAGGGATTTAACATGGCTACTTTTGATATGACAGCCTCCAGTACCAATGGTGTTGGGGCAAATGTTGTCGCAGTTCCTACAGTTGTAGGTAATCCTGTGAAAACAATAGAAGCAATCTTAGATATTGATGCTATGGTTGCTGCAGGAACTTCTCCTGCAAACGGTGATGTATTTCAAATTCTTGAGATACCTGCTGAATCAGTATTGGTTTGTGCAGGTGCAGAGATTATGAAATCTTTCACTGGGTCTTGCACTGCTGATATTGATTTTGCAGGTGGAGATGACATCATTGACGGTGCTGCATTAGATGATGCTGCAGGTACATACCTTGTAAAAGGTTCTAATGGTGAAGCTAACATAGTAAATACAGGAGCAGCTTCAACTTTTGCTGCTGCTGCTCTTGCCTGTGTTGGTGCTGCTGATACTATTGACGTTACTATTGCAGGTGCAGTTCCTGCTACAGGACGATTGAGAGTATATGCAGTGATTGCAGATGTTTCTGCTGCACACACAGAAGCTGCAGTCGCAGCCAGAGACTT